CCGGAACATCACCTAAACCGGTGCTTATCCTTGTAGCATCTTGACATGTAACAAGCATTCCTACTTGAGGTCTTGCTTCTCCTAGCGCGCTTTTAAGTATTTTTAAAACACTACCAGCGGTCGCACCACTAACAACAGTAACTACTGCGGGACCTACAAAATTAGAAACAAACCTATCATTTTTATTAGTCATAGAAGGTCTACTAAAATCTAATCGACTATTAGTTATAGCAGTAAAAGGTTTTGACACGTGTACCTCTAACGTTCCTCCGTTATTAATTATCTTAGTGACAGTTATTAAAGTGTTTATGCTAGGTATTTCTGAGCTAAAATCTTTGTCAACATTAGTAACTATATCACCTGTTCTTACTGTAGCAGGCAGAGTGCCTTGTATTTCTATTATACTACTATTACTATGTGCACCAGCTATTCTAGCGCTAGATCTTTCCATAGCTATTATAGTCTCATAAGGATAGTATTTAGCTACAGATATTTGTTCTTCTACTGTGTACTTTGTAGGAGCAGACGAAGCACTTGGATTTGCTAAAGCAATATTTATTTTCCTAGGCTGATTAGTATTGTCTGTAAAAAACAATAAATCTTCAATTAAATTAACGCCATATATAGGAAAATTTTTATCAAAATTTAAAAAGAATCCTTCAACTAGCTTAACAGGGCTTACGTTAGTAGGCGTGTTTAAGTTTAATCTATGTATAAAACATTTATCATCGGCAACAGCTCTTGGTTTTATGGACGTACTTGTGAAGTCTGTAGAAAAAATATATAAAAAACCTTTGCTATTATCTGCTATTTGCCCTATTATACTTACAGCACCGCTTGGATCTAGATTAGTTAGAATTTCACTAGCGCCTGGTATTTGCTCAAACTCTCCAACGGTAGAACCTTCTGATCTACTTATTTGTAAATTTTCAGCTTCTCTATATTCTCCATTAGGAAGAATTCTAGCGTCTAAGTCTTGATTCATTTTGCCCTTTAAAAAAGCATTTGTAACTTCTGCCATTTAATTTAGTTTTTAAGCCATTTAGATTTACCTCTCATAACTTGAGTTATTTCTCCTAGTTTAATATTAGATATTCTAATTTTAGCGTTTCTAAGCTTTGCGCTTCTTTCTCTTTTAAATCTTTGTACTATATACTCTGGTATGTTTAATCTACTACCTAAGACAGCGTGATTAATATGAGCGTACATAGCATCTTCAGCAAACTTAGGGACTCTAGTATCTAAGTCACTAGCTAAACCATCAGAAACATATTCTATAACAATTAATTGATTAGCTAAATTGCTTGAAAAATTAAACGTTCCATCTACTTCATTGATAGTAAACCATCCATTCTTTTGAGTTGTTGCTGGATCCATACCATACCTTTGCCCAAGCTGTTCTACTTGCCAGTCAGGATAATAAGCTGCTGGAAAAGTATTAGTATTAAAAGCACTACCAACTGGAAACTCTTGCCAAAGTCCTGTTATTAATTTAGTGTTTCCTTTGCTCCATAAACCTGTAGTAGTATCTGGAACCTCTGTATTATCACCATTAGCATCTTGTATAGGTTCTCCTAAACTATCTTGAGTTATAGCTCTAGGATTTATTGTTAGATTATTAGCAGGGTATATAATATGCTTAACACCTATAGCATCTATATAAGATAGTCTTACATAGTTAACATAATCTTGAGGTATTATTAAAGATAAACTTGGAGGTATTTGTAACTCTAAAGCGTTAACACTTTTTAAAGTATCATAGCTAAATTCTTGTAGACCACGTTTAGCGTGGAAGACTACATCGGTTCTTTTTATATTAGGTATTAATTTGTCGTCTCCAACGTAAGCCATTAAATAGTTATTAACTATATCACTTATTTTTATATATTCATAACCACCATAGTTATTATCTACAGCCGCAGACCTAAGCTGTAGCATCAACCATGTTCCTGCAGGTATACCATTAGGTATATTTACTATATTTCCTATACGTAAATTGTAAGTAAACAAAGGATTAACATTAGCGTTATAAGGTGTCCATGTAGCTCCTGCGTCAATACTTATGAATAAATCTACATTGTTTAATGGAAACTGTTGTGTTGTAGGATTATCACTTCTTATTATTAAGTCAGTGTTAAAGGTACTTTGAAAAATAGTTGTGTTATTGTTAGTTGTAAACAACTGCGTCCCCGCGTAGTACTGTAAATTAGTTTCTGTTATTAGTGCCATGTCTTAACTTTTATCATTCATTTGTTCTTGTTGTACTTGTTGAGCTGCCATTTGCACTATGTTAGGATCTTGCAATATAACACCAGCGTAAGATAAAACTTGTAGTATAACATTAGTCTGCTCCGAAGGATGCAATTCAAATTGAATAGAATTTGCAGAAGAATACAAGAGTTGACCTACGCTACCTGGTGTAGAAGACCAAAGTATATTTGCTGGTTTTTTAATATAAGAAACTTGTATAGGACTAGTGTTGTTTGTAGATAAACCTGGGACTATAGTCGTAGGGTATATGTATATTTTTTGATCTTCAAACAAACAAGCTGGATATGTAGTTGTTGGAGCTACTAAAGGTGCTTTCTTTATTAAGTACCATTCGTTTCTATCCATTAATTGAATTTCTGTAACGTCATTATATATAACTGTACCTAACCTATAAAAATCCATAGCATATAAAGATATAGATATCGCAGCCGCGTTAGCAGGTGGCGTTGTAAATGTTACTGTAAGTGATTGGTTGTCGTAAGTCCAGTTAAAAACTTCAACACCAGCTACGGTTATTTTAACTTGAGAATCTATAGAACCTAGAAGAGTGGTCCATGGTGCTACTAAAGTAAAAGCTGTTAACACTCCGTTGCCTGTAAAAGCCTGAGGAGTTATTAAAGGAGTATCTACAGCAGTAGGTAATTCATAATAACCTCCTACATTATTGTATGTAGCAGTTCTAATCTTTTTAAAAATGTCAATTTTAGTTGCGGTGTTTTTAAACCTATTACCATACTCTGTGTCGTTTTGAGGAACACGCATTTGTTGGTTTAAGTCGTTAGCATAGTTTTCAAATATTCCTAATTGAACTTGCGTACCTACTCTATTAAACTCATCAGGCGTCATGTACCCTCTTTGTTGTTGGTTAAGTATTAATAAAACTGTTTTGTAAACAGTGTCCACGTTTATTGCCATTTGTATATTTTTATTATAATATTGGGCCCGAGTGAACGAGCCCTATATTAGTATTACATATTATGATAGCTTTTTATCTATCATTTTGAAAATTTCTACGCCTTCATCTGTTTTAAACCACGCAGCTAAAGCTGAGTATGGATTTTCTTCGTAAGGTATAGTTAGTAATTTTCTATCATTACTTCCCCATAAAAACTCTCTTTGGTTTTGAGATAGCTTTATTATTCCAGCTTCTCTAGCTTTAATTCCAAAGTTTCTTAGCTGTACGTTTTCATCGTTAGCTAAATCAATAAATAACTTAGGATTACCTTTAGCAAATAATAGAACATCTCTTCTTATTTCTTTAGATGTTAAAGAGCTTACATCGCTTCCTTGCTCTACTCTTAGTATTGCTTCCGCGTGCTCTGTGTCTATATCTCTTGCTGCGTTAAGAGCTATTATTTCTAGTTCTAAATCAACTAGCTCGTCTTTAGCTGCCTCAACAGGTTTCCATTCAGTGTATCTTACGTCTTTACCTGGATGGTATAATGATAATAGTTTTTGTAAGTTTTGCATATGTTTAGGAACTACTAAAGCTCCGTCTAAAAATGTAACATGTTGCAAAGTTACTTCTCCTTTTTGTTCTTCTACAAAAGGTGACGCTTGGTTTGTAGCAAAGCGTATTGTTTTTTGTATTCCAGTAATTGGATCAAAGTACATTAAAGGATATCTTTGAGTATGTTTAGATGGTAAAGTATATGTTAGTGGGGTTTTTTGACCTACTAAAAAGTACTGTCTATCTTTTATTTCCCATCCGTCTTCGGGATGTGGATCTTTTTTTACTATGGGTTGATTTTTAATTACTTGTGGTTTGTCCACTACAACCTCTGTTGTTTTTGCATTTTTTGCCATGATATAATATAATAAAAGTTAGTTAAAAATAAAGAGTATCCCCACCGATAAAGCAGGGATAAACTTTAAGTAAATATTAAGCAGTAAATAATACGAAATTATTTGCAGCTTGTGTACAAAGACATCTTTCAGATAAGAAAGAAACTTGCATACTATCTGAAGTGTTAGTGTAAACACCACCTACAGAACCTGTAATCCAAGATTTCATTCTTCTATCGTCAGCTTGTGAAGCTCTGTATCTTACGTGTAGGAATGGTCTACGTATATTTGTACCAAGTAATTGGTCATATACAGTAGAAGTTCCTGCAGGAATCAATACACCATCAATGTTATCACCAGCTGTGAAGTTCGTAGAACCACCTCTAGTAGAAGCATCATTTAGATATTTCCATGAAGTCTTGTAGAAGTCATAAGAACCTCTTCTGAATCCAGAAAATCCTAA